TCAGCACCTGTTTTTGAAAGTATACCATATCTACTATCACTTGAAATAGTGGCTAAATTAACTGTTTCTGCTGACGACATGAAAGAAAAACCAGAACGCCTGTTCTTTAGATAACACATTCCATAGCACCTTTTATCTGCTTTACAAGCCTCCCAGAATATATAAAATAATCTATTGGCCTCTCTAAAGTCTGGAGCTCCAACATCTATTTTGCTCCATTGTAAGTACATATAGTGTGTACCAGTTATGTATGTAGGTGTTCCTTTGTTATTGAACCAAAAACCTTCTTCTCTTCTTTTAAACTCCTCGTCTATATAATCGTACCATTGATCTTTTGCTTCTTCGGGGTACGCTCTCCAGTCAAATATATTTTTTAGTTTATTTAATTCTTTTGGTTGATCTATCTTTACCCATTTGTTTAGCTCATGTGTATACACTTGCACTGGTCGTTTTGGCAGTGCGATACGCAAACCCTGTATTTCAACCACTTCACCAATTTGCCCAGTTTTTGAGATAACGACGATATCATGTTCTTTATTATATCCATATTTCCATTTTTTACCCCTATTCATACGAGTTATAGTCGTACGTTTAATAGGCTCGATTATTTTAATTAATGTTTGTTCGTAACTCATTTTGATCTTCCTTCTGCAAACCCTTTAAATACTCTTTCTTTTTTTTCTTCAACTTCCTTACCTTCTAATAAATTTTCTTCTTCTTGGATTCTGTTAAGTATTTCAAAAGCATCAAATATAGCTAACTTTTTAGTGGCTGCTGCATTTTTTAATCTATCAGCAGATATATCATCATCTGAATCTACAATAGGTTCTTTAGCAACTTTAATTAGTTCTTCAACTGCTTTTTGTCCAGCTTGGATTATATTCTTCTTCGTTTCCTTGATATTCATATTTAATTGTAATAAAATTTGATAAAACTCTATATAGTCTTTCGCCATCGACTATAAACTCACACTCTGTTTTAGGTCTATAACCTATAAGATCTTTTACATTAACAGTGCCATCTGAATATTTAACTATACCTTGTAGCGGTTTTTCAGACTCAATATTAAATTGATCTATTGCTTTTAAAGGTTTTATAAAACAGTAACCTTTAGGTGCTATCCACTTGTTTTTTCTTTTGTATAAAAATATTTGATCTTTATTTATAAAATAAGTAGACTCATTAAAATAACTTTTGCTATTTTTTTCTATACCTTTTACATTGTGCCATCTACGAAAAACATTATGATGTACTATAACTGTATCTCCTGGTTGTATATCTGTATCACCAATTATAGGTGTTGATATAACTGTAGCTTCTCTATTTACATATTGGTGGTTAAATATTTCAGTGTTAAGTATTAACTCTGAATCACCAACTTTTTTAGTATTGTTATATCTTTCTCCTACAGGTGCTACAACAAAGTTGTAAACACTTTTCATTATTTCTTTTTCCTTTTAATATCTCCATGAAAATATTTTGGCGGATACTCATCCATTTTAGCCTCTACGTTATGTTCAAATCTATTTGCCTTTTCTCTTTCTCGGCGGGCTTTATCTTGTCTATCTTTTTTTTCTTTTTGAGTTACCCTAGGTCCATCTTTTCTAGTTAAATCAAGAGATTCTTCTTCTTCTTTTCTAGTTAAATCTACAAACGCTCTTAGTGGTGAATTTCTCATAATTTTAATATTCTAAGTTATATTCTATAGATACCGCCATGTTTTTATTAAAGTCTTTCCAAGGTAATACATTTTTATTTTTTCTAATATAAATAGAATATTTATCTTCTTCTTCTATTATATCTGAAATAGTATGTCCACCATAAACTTCTTGACCAACAGCGTAATGCATGGCGTTGTCTTTGTAGTCTTTACCTACACTAATCTTTCTTATCAGCTTCGCCATTTTCTGGATAGTTTATAGTACCATCTAATATATTAATATCAAATGTACCGTATTGTTTTTCAAATTCTTGTTGTAATACTATAAGTTGGTCTCTAAGGCCTGCTACTGAGTGCATTAGTTCATGTTTTTTAACTTCCATTGTACCAATATCCATTTGAGATCTATTTATACTATTTACTGTATCTTGAACTTTTTTTAACTGTTCTTCAGAGATTTTCTCTGCTTTCGGTTTTAAGTCTACGACTTTTTCTTTTTTTGCCATTTTATTTAATTTAAGTTAATTGTTGTTTTATATTGAGCCAGATAACATTAATTGTATTGGATGTACATTATACAATACATCGTTATTTGCTATCGCATCAACATTTGCTTTTGTTAAGGTAATTTGTGTAGCTGAATCTACGGTTTTAATAGTACCAAGCACAGCATCATCTACAGCGTGTATAACATCTCCAGGTGCAAAGGTAAGAGTTGCGTCTTTAGTGTCTAAAGTTATTACTGTTTGTGTTCCTGCCGCAAAATTAGATTCGTTTACTTGTACTGTAGTTCTAAAATCTAAATCTCCTTTAGATATAGCAGCTACATATAAATCACCACTAACAGGTATATTTAATCCTGATTTAGTTGCTATGTTTAAATATATTAGATCTCCATCGTTAAAATCTCCTGAAGCAACAGGAACATAACCTACTAGATTGTTAAACCAACCTGGAGTATCAACTGCAGCACCTGTAGTTCCAAGTGTTGTTGGAGCAGTATTTACACTAACATTAACATCATCACTAAACGTTGGAATATTACTTGTAGCAAATAGTAAATCTATACCTACCATAGTTTGATCAGCGCCGTTTGTTCCTCTAACTATAAGTTGTAAACCATCTATTGAAGCTCCTTTAAAACCTTCAACTTTATGCCAATCAAATAATATTTCTGTATCAGCATATACAGCTGCTTGAATACTAGCAGGCATTGTTGGCAGTACTTTTGTAAATGTTTTTTTATTAATCATTTTATTTTTTTACTTTTTCAAATGATCGACCACCAAAATAAGCGCCGATCACAGTTATTAATACTAATTGAAGTAAATCAACCCATGATGATTTAACTTCAAACTTTAACGCACCTGCATCTATAAATATTAATAGCATGGTGCATACTATTAAAAATATTAATACCATTGGCCTAACATTTTTACTAAGCCAAGAGTCTGATTTTAAATCTGCTTCCCAACGAGATGTTATGTTCTTTTCCATTTCAACCTCGTAGTTAGCAACTAATTCCTTTATTTTTCTTTCTGCTTCTAATTTTTCTTCGTCAGATGTATGTAGATTATCTATAACACCACCTACGCCTTTTACTAGATCAGCGGCTCCACCGCTAAATATTTTACTTAACATAATTTAATTTTATTTTTTTGCTTTAGCTTTTTGCGGTAACCCAGCTTTTTTAGCTGCTTTGTCAAAACCTTTTTTATCAACGTCTGATAATTTATTATACGCTTCTTCATCAGGCACTGCTTTTAGTAGGTTTTGCGCTTCTTTACTATATTCTTTTTTTGTTTTTTTAGTTGGTGATTTTTTCTTAGGTTTTTTCATACCTCTTTTTTCATATTCACTAGCTGGAATATCCTCTGGTTTTCTAAACTCATCAGTTCCTTCAAAAGTAGGTTCTGGTCTATCTTCCTTTTTATAAGTAGGCTGTTTTATATCTTTTGCTGGTACCTTTTCAGTTTCGTAATCACTAACTTGACCAGTGTGTAAAGTACCATCTGCTGCTTGAAAGTATTTTTTACCGTCTTTATAAATTATTTTACCTTTTGATTTGTCTTGTTGTCCAGTAGTAGCACCATCTTTCATCATTTGATCAGCCTCTCTTGGATCAAAACCTTCTTGTAATAGTTGTTCTTTGGTTTTACTATGTCCTTTTTTATGGGTTTTATAAGGTGTACTACCCATCATTTTAAATGTAGTTCTATTACCTGATCTCATTTTAAACCCTGATTTTCCTGTTGTTCTTGCCATATTGTTATTTTTTTGCGAATTTTTCTATTCCACTTATACCGAAGCATCCAAGCACTACAAATACAAATGAATCATATATAAATTCATTAATTATTAAATCTTTACCTACATACCCCGTTATAAGATCTACTATCATAATTATACACATTATTGCAAAAGCAATAAATCCAATGATAGATTTTTCATTCCAATTATTATTATCTTTAAATATTTCCATTATTTCCATTATTTGCATCGTCTTCCCAAGGAAATCCATGATCACCTGCTTGTTTCCATTTACCATCTACTAGTATCATATCCTTACCGTTTCTGGTTTCTCTTAAAAAAGTTTCACCATTATATTTTATATAATTATCACCATACTCTAACTTACCAACTCTCATATCTGTAGCATGGCGCATTTCATGATTGATAATTTGTTTTTCTTCAAAACTACCTGGTATTATTTTATCACTAATATATATACTACCATCCATATTAGCTTCACCCATAACACCTTCTTCTAAAGGTTTTCTAATAATAGGTGTTCCAGGTACAGAAATATCTGAATTACCAGATTCTTTATGAAATTTAAGTTTTGTTTTAATTTCACCATTTACGGCATAATTGCCTCGCTCTGATCCTAATTTAAAACCCATTATTTAAAAGGAAAATTACGTTTACTATATTTCATTTTATAAGGGGTTTTGTATTTTGCACCAGATTCTTTACCACCACTATCACCATTACTACTATCACCATTACTACTATCACCATTACTACTATCGTCATTATTACCTGATTTCTTTTTTATTTCTTCTGCATTTTGTTGTTCTAGAGCATCCTTTCTTTTCTGTTCTTTAATATCTTTCATGTCTTTCATTATACCTTCTAAACCAGGGCCTAATGCAGATATCATTTTACCATAATCAGTTAATTTTGTACTTTTTCCTTCTTTGGTAGTACTACCTAATTGATGGCCTATTTTATGTAATAAGTCCATATTTATAACGCCAGCTTGCTTAGCTGGAGATTTTTTCTTTGGCTTTATTGGGGTTAATTTTCCATAATCAGAATATGCAGGAACTTCTACAGTTTTCTTTACTACTACAGGTTTTACTTTTGACTGTTGTTCCATAACATATTTTCTTCCCTCTGGAGAAAGACTACTTAACTCATCTTGCATTATTTTTCTATCAGCCTTATTTTTAGGTAGTTCTAATTTTGTTTTAGGATCTATTTTTTGTTTGTTTGGAGAACTTTTAAACCCACCAAAACCTTTCATTTTATATGCCATAATTTATTTTTTATACATTTTTGTAATATCATTATCACGTCTACTAGATGTTGCTCCAGCTTCTTTTGGAGTTAACATCATACCTATTAATCCTCCAAATAATTTACTACCTTTTTTTGCTAATTTTATAAGTTTTGATTTTGATTTTGATTTTGGCTTTGTAATTCTACTTGGCTCGCTAGAACTAATAGTAGGTATATTCTTATACCGCTTAAGTATATCTTTACCCTCTTTAGTACTAACATCTACTTTCATATAGTCAGTGTGTTTTGATAAATTTACTAAATTTTTTTTCTCTTGTTTTGCAGGTGATGTTCCAGCATGTAACGGAAAACCTTTCATTT